TATAGTGGGCATTATACCACTAAAGGATCTAACATTCAAACACTTGATCTCATTGAATCAGTTGGGGACGCAGAGGCATTCTGCAGATCTAATGCCATCAAGTACCTTAGTCGGTACGACAAAAAAGGTTTCCCTAAAAAGGACATCTTAAAAGCAGTACACTATTGTGTGCTATTATATCATTTCACATCCAAACCAGTGGATATTATTGAACCGTATGAAACTTTCTAAAAGTACTCTTGACATCCTCAAGAATTTCTCTAACATCAACCAGTCTATTTGCTTCAAGGAAGGTACTGAGTTATCTACTCTATCCATCCAGAAGAACATTCTGTCTCGTGCTAATGTAGAAGAGGCATTCCCAAGGAACTTTGCAATTTATGATCTGAGTGAATTCCTATCTGGTCTTTCACTATTTGACAACCCTGACTTTAATTTTGATAATGACAATTTCGTCGTGATCAAAGATAGTAAGTGTCAGTCAAGATACTTCTTTGCGGATCCATCTACTATCGTACAACCACCTGCTCAGAAGGTAGAACTTCCAAGTAGGGATGTATGTTTCACAGTAGCATGGAGTGATATCTCTAACATCATTAAGGCAGCAGCAATCTATCAGATAGAAGACCTTGCTGTAGTTGGTGATGGTGCTAGTGTTAAACTTGTCGTACGTGACAAGAAGAATGACACATCCAACAGTTATGCTGTTAAGGTAGGTACGACAGACAAAGAGTTTTGTTTCAACTTCAAGGTTGAAAATCTCAAGTTGCTACCTGGCGATTATGAGGTTACCATTAGTAAGCAAAACGCATCACTATTCAGAGATGCAAATAGAGACTTAGAATACCTAATCGCACTGGAGCCTGATAGTAAGTATGAAGGATGATTTTCTGTGGGTTGAAAAGTATCGACCCCAAACTATTGAGGAGTGTATTCTCCCATCCGATTTAAAGAATACATTTCAATCTTTTGTTAGTAATGGAGAGATACCTAATCTACTCCTATGTGGTACTGCTGGTATTGGTAAGACCACAGTAGCAAAAGCACTATGCCATGAACTTGGAATTGATTCGTATGTGATCAATGGATCTGATGAAGGACGTTTCTTAGACACGGTACGCAACAGTGCTAAACAGTTTGCTTCAACTGTATCATTGACCTCATCATCTAAGCATAAGGTTATCATCATAGATGAAGCAGATAATACTACACATGATGTGCAGTTACTATTACGTGCTTCTATAGAGGAGTTCCAAAAGAATTGTAGGTTTATATTTACCTGCAATTTCAAGAACAAAATCATCGAACCACTTCATTCCAGAACAACCGTTATTGATTGTAATGTTAGAGGAAAGAACAAACAACAGATCGCTGCTAAATTCTTTGAGCGATGCCGTGACATACTTACCAGAGAAAATGTACGGTTTGATGATGCGGTGGTTGCTGAGGTCGTCCAAAAATATTTCCCAGACTTCAGAAGAACCCTCAACGAACTACAACGGTATAGCTCCACGGGATCCATTGATACGGGCATCTTGGCAGTCCTCAACAACGTCAAACTTGGAGAACTGATTTCTTCATTGAAGAACAAAGAGTTTTCTGTAGCACGTAAGTGGGTCAATAGTAATCTCGACAATGATCCTAATGCTATACTGAGAACTGTGTATGATAATTTGTATGATAATTTAAAACCTCAGAGTATACCTCAGGCGGTTTTGATCATCGCTAAATATCAATACCAATCAGCATTTGTTGCTGACCAAGAAATTAATTTATTAGCAGCTCTTACTGAAATAATGGTAGAGTGTGAATTCAAATGATTATGAGTAAAAGAGAAAAGATTAGAGCACAAGTAAAGTCCAGATGGTATTATATCTTCTGGGGTGCTGCCACTATATCAGTATTTGCTGGTCAGATATATGTCGGATCAGGATACCGTCAACTATCAAATACTCTCAATGAGATCTTTGATGCGGTAACCGTAGAGAGACAGAGGTTTTATTAATGAAGGCACTGAAGACACCTTTAAGGTATCCAGGTGGAAAGTCTAGGGCAGTGCCTAAACTATTACAGTGGTTACCTAGTAGGGAGATCACGGAGTATCGTGAACCCTTTTTAGGTGGTGGTAGTATGGCATTGGAAATGACCAAGAGACTACCAGAGGAAGTACCTATTTGGGTCAATGATTTGTATGAACCATTGTATAATTTTTGGGTACAACTGAGAGATGAGAGTGAATATCTTTATAAAGGATTAGTTGAAGCTAAGAAGTCTCATCCAGATCAAACAACAGCAAAAGAATTATTTTTAGATGCAAAGGAGAAATTAAATGAAAGTGGTACCGACCCGAAGGACAGAGCGATTTATTTTTATATCGTTAATAAGTGTTCTTTCAGTGGCCTTACTGAGAGCTCCTCGTTCTCAAAGTCAGCCTCCGATTCCAACTTCTCCCTCAGGGGAATTGACAAGTTGCCCGATTATAGTAGACTCATACAACGATGGAGAATTACCTGTCAGTCTTATGAGACCCTAGCAAGTGATGAGACTTTAACTTTCATCTACGCTGATCCTCCTTATGATATTAAGGATGCACTCTATGGTCACAAAGGTGATAAGCATAGAGGATTTGATCACACCAAGTTTGCTGATGTCATGGATGCACAACTGTGCAATGTTATGATATCATATAACAACCACCCTGATATCGTTATGAGATTTCTAGAGTGGTGCCAGTATGACTTTGCTCATACTTATACAATGAGATCCACAGGTGATTACATGTCGGATCAAACAAAACGTCGTGAATTAGTATTAACAAATTATGGGAAGTTTGGGGGTTCGTGTACTGCCAAGCGGTAAGGCACAATTATATCATACACGTAGAGGTCCGTACTCTACATTTGGTACTGATATAATGACAGCAATTATACAAGGTGGTGAGATCCACTGTAATACAAAACAAGGTAGGACAATGATCTATAGAATTAATAATTCTGAGACAGGTGTTGTGGGACCTATTAGGGTGTGGTAATGGAATTAAAAGATTGGTTAAACTCTATTAATTTTACCAAGAGTAATCTTTTAGATGAGGATCCTACAGTAATAAAATCTTATCCTCCTTACATTGTTAATAGGTGCTTATCTGGTTCTGTTGATAGTATATTATTTTCTAATGAAATGAATATGAATGCTCATGTTGATAAGGACATGCAGTACTCTTTCTTCCTATATACTTTGAGGAAACGAAAAAGGTATTCCCCGTGGTTGAAGAAAGAACAAGTCGATGACTTGGATCTGGTCAAAAAACACTATGGCTATAGTAACGAAAAAGCAAAGGTCGCATTAAGTCTTCTAACCAAACCCCAAATTGAATCTTTACGACAAACACATGACATGGGAGGAAAAAAATGAGTGCGATCTCCGAAGAGGTTACTTGGACCGCTGAAAGTATGGTGGAGGTTGGGTTAAAAGAACCCGATGACTTCCTTAAGGTAAGAGAAACATTAACACGTATTGGTGTAGCATCTAGGAAAGAGAAGAAACTATATCAATCATGTCATATCTTACATAAACAAGGTAGATATTATATTGTACATTTCAAGGAACTGTTTGCACTAGATGGTAAGAAAGCTAATCTAAGTGTTAACGATGTACAACGTAGGAATCGTATCGTACAGTTACTTAGTGATTGGGGATTAGTCTCTATGATCACTAAAGAAATTATTGCTGATGTTGCACCTCTAAGTCAAATCAAAGTTCTTGCATATAAAGAGAAGGGAGATTGGACATTGGAATCAAAATACAATATCGGTAAAAAGAAAGAAGACTAATGGAACGCTTAGTCTTTCGTATATTGCAGGATGGGACAGTTGAAGAAACTGTTAGTGGTGTAAAAGGTAGTTCATGTTTAGATATCACAGAGAGGATAGAAGATGCTCTCGGTGTGGTACAATATAGGAAACAAAAACCCGAATACTTTCAACAAGAAAATGTCCCACTTCAGCAAAATCAAAACAAGCATCACTGATAAGGATGTATTAATAAAGGCACTAAACTCTCTTGGGTATTCTGCTCAAGAAGATGTTACCTTAGAGATCAGGGGATCTCATGGTTTGAATCATCCTGAGTTTAATGTAGAGGTTGGCATAACAAATGACGTAGGGTTTAAGTTAACTAATGGGAAGTTTGAATTAGTTGCTGAACTTGATACATGGGAAGAGCCATTTCCAATAGAAAGATTTTTAGAAAAAGTCACGCAAGCTTATGCGAAAGTTATGGTCGTAGAGACCGTACAGAAGCAAGGCTTCACGGTAGTAACCGAATCGAAAAGTGTAGATAACACTATTGAGATTGTAGCGGAAAAGTGGTAAATAATAGTGGATGCCGAAAGGGTCCACAAATCAAACACTCGCTTATTAAGGAGATGCTATCATGAACTTAGCAAGATATCACGCTGCAAATCTTCCAGAATTGATGGAGAAGATTTCTCGAAACAGCATTGGAATGGATGACTATCTCAACCGATTTTGGGATGGGGTCGATACAACTTCAAACTATCCCCCATACAATATAATTGAGATTAATAATGTCGAATCGAGGTTGGAAGTTGCCTTGGCGGGCTTCAAGAAAGATGAGCTCAAAGTCTTCACGGAGTTTGGAAAACTACATGTACAAGGC